GTCAATTGCTTCTTCACCTCTTTATTATACCTCTTTCACGACCTTTTGGCTGTTCTTTCTTTGTGCGGGATTGCCTTAAGGTTTTTTCGGAACAGGTACGGCCTGTGGGTGTCTCTTCGGAGAGCCTGCAGGCCGCTTTTTTTATGCCGTAACGGTGGGGGTTGAATTTCTCGGTAGTGAGTGAGGGAGATACCACAAGACGCATCCCTCGGAAGGAGCCGAAGGATTATGACCGACAATCAAAAATCACAGATCATCAAACTCCGCGCCGCAGGCAATGGTTACGGCAAGATTGCCCAGACGCTTGGCATATCGCTGAACACAGTAAAGTCTTTCTGCCGCAGGAACGATATCAAAGGGAGCACTGCAATCGAGCCTTCCGTAACGCTCACCGGCGAAACAACAGCCTGTGAGAACTGTGGTCGGGAGATTCAGCAGATCGCCAAGCAGAAGAAAAAACGCTTCTGCTGCGACAAGTGCAGGAACGAATGGTGGAACAGCCATCTCGACCAGGTGAAGCGTAAGGCGGTCTACGATTTCAGATGCCCGCACTGCGGTAAGGAGTTCCACATTTACGGGGATAGCCGCAGGAAGTATTGCAGCCACGAGTGCTACATTGCTGACAGGTTCAAAGGCGGTGGTGGCGATGAGTAAGGAAGAATTCCGCAACGAAAAGCTCTATCAGACCACCATGCACCTTGCCAGAAAGATGCTCGAAGAGGGCATTATTTCCGAGGAGGAGTATCGTCAGATCGATACAATTTTCCTTGAGAAATATAAGCCTGTTTTCGGCACATTATTTTCGGATATATCGTTGACTTCCGGGGCGTAAAGAGTGATGTATAGTGTCGGAAAGGAGTGATTTCATGGCAAAAATCACGAGGGTCGAACAGGCAGTGCCGACCATAAAAACGAAGAAAAAAGTAGCTGCCTATGCCCGTATCTCGATGGAATCGGAACGCATGAACCATTCCCTCTCCGCACAGATCAGCTACTACAGTTCCCTGATACAGAAAAATCCAGATTGGCAGTACGCAGGCGTGTTTGCGGACGATGGAGTCTCCGGCACGGGGACAGCCAAGCGCGATGAGTTCAGGCGTATGGTCGAAGCCGCCGAGAACGGCGAGATAGACATCATCCTCACGAAGTCGATCCAGCGGTTTGCAAGGAACACGGTGGACTTGTTGGAAACGGTGCGGCACTTGAAGGACATCGGTGTGGAGGTGCGGTTCGAGAAGGAACACATCAGTTCCATGAGCGGTGACGGCGAGTTGATGCTGACCATCCTTGCGTCCTTCGCACAGGAAGAAAGCCGCAGTCTTTCGGAGAACTGCAAATGGGGTATCAGAAAGCGGTTCGAGAAAGGCATACCGAACGGACACTTCCGGGTGTACGGGTACCGCTGGGAGGGCGATGACCTGGTCATCGTGCCGGAGGAAGCGGAAGTCGTGAGACGCATTTTTCAGAACTTCCTGGACGGAAAGTCAAGGCTGGAAACGGAGCGGGAGTTTGCCGCCGAGGGTATCACAACAAGGGAGGGCTGCCGATGGGTGGATTCCAACATCAAGGTGGTTCTTACGAACGTGACCTACACGGGAAACCTTCTTCTGCAGAAAGAGTTCATTTCCGATCCCATTTCAAAACAGCGGAAAAAGAACAAGGGACAGCTTCCGCAATACTATGTGGAGAACACACATCCCGCCATCATCGACAAGGAAACCTTCGACTATGTACAGTCGGAGATCGCACGGCGAAAAGAACTGGGACCGAGGGCAAACAAGAGCCTGAACCTCACCTGTTTTTCGGGGATGCTGAAATGCCCGTTTTGCGGAATCAGCTATGCCCACAACAAGCGCACGGACAGAGGTTTCATGGAGTATTGGGCTTGCGGATCACGGAAGAAAAAAGGCGGCAGGTGTCCTGTCGGCGGCAGCATCAACCACGAGAATCTGAAAAAGGCGTGTGCCGAGGTTCTCGGACTGAATGAGTTCAATGAGGATGCGTTCAGCGATGCGGTGGACTTCATTAATGTGCCAGAGCGGTACGTGCTGGAGTTCCATCTGAAGGACGGCAGCATTGTCACGAAGGAATGTCCGAACACGGGTCACCGGGATTGCTGGACGGCGGAGTACAGAGCGAAGACCTCCGAGAAGCGCAAAAAGAAACCGAACTGCAAAGGCTCCTCCGTCATGACGGGCAAGATCAAGTGCGTACACTGCGGCTGCAATTTTCGCAGGGCTTCACAGCCGTCAGCCACATCGGAAAGTGGAAAAGTCTACTACTGGAGGTGTGCCGAGCGGAACGAATGTGAAACGGTCGGATTGCGTGAGGATTTGCTGAAGCCGTTCATAGCAAAGACACTTGGTAATACCGAGTTTGACGATGGCGAGTTCGACAGACAGATAGACCATATCGATGTGCTTTCCGCTATGGAGATGATTTTCCATTTCAAGGACGGCAGGACGGTCAGCCGAACATGGGAGCAGCCGAAACGGGTCGGCAGGCCTTGGACGGATGAGCAGAGAGCCAAGTTCAAGGAATCCGTCAAGGGAAGGTACACGCCTGAGTTGCGGCAGCAGATGAGCGAACACATGAAACAATTACGGAAGGAGCGTGGGAAAGCATGGCGCAAAGAAAAGTAACGGCGATTCCGGCTACCATCAGCCGGTACACGGCCACGCCGATAAACAGCACGAAGAAACGCCGTGTTGCCGGATATGCCCGCGTTTCGACTGACCATGAAGACCAGACCACGAGCTACGAGGCACAGGTCGATTACTACACCAGTTACATCAAGAGCCGGGACGATTGGGAGTTCGTTGCCATATACACGGACGAAGGAATCTCGGCAACGAATACCAAAAAACGCGAGGGCTTTAAAGCAATGATCGCAGATGCCCTTGCCGGGAAGATCGACCTCATCGTTACCAAGAGCGTGAGCCGTTTCGCGAGGAACACGGTGGACAGCCTTACCACGGTGCGAAAGCTGAAGGACGAGGGCATCGAGATTTATTTTGAAAAAGAAAACATATGGACGCTGGATTCCAAGGGCGAGCTGCTCATAACGATCATGTCGAGTCTTGCACAGGAAGAGAGCCGCTCCATTTCCGAGAATGTCACCTGGGGGCAGCGCAAGCGCATGGCTGACGGCAAGGTCAGCTTTGCCTACAGTCGCTTCCTCGGACTGGACAAGGATAAAGAAACCGGCAAGATTGTGGTCAATCCCGAACAGGCAGAAACCGTGCGGCTGATTTTCCACCTGTTCCTGGAGGGCATGACGCCGCATTCCATCGCCGCAGAACTGACGAGCCGGGGTATCAAAACGCCTGCAGGCAAGGACGTGTGGAACCAACAGACAGTGCGCCGGATGCTTTCAAACGAAAAGTACAAGGGCGATGCTCTTTTGCAGAAGGAGTTCACAGTGGACTTCCTGCAGAAAAAGATGAAGAAGAACGAGGGCGAGGTCCCGCAATACTATGTGGAGGGCAACCACGAGGCAATCATCAGCCCTGCGGTATTCGACATGGTGCAGGCGGAGCTTGCCAAGCGCACAAAGGGAGGTTCACGCTACAGTGGAGTGAGCATCTTCTCCAACAGGATAAAGTGTGCCGACTGCGGCGGCTGGTACGGCTCGAAGGTCTGGCATTCCACAGACCGCTACCGCAAGGTCATCTACCGCTGCAACCGCAAGTACAACGGCGAGAAGTGCCAGACTCCCCACGTTACTGAGGATGAGGTCAAGGCGGCATTTGTATCGGCGTACAACCAGCTCGTGACCGAGAAGAAGGAAATCATCGCCAATGCGGAGATCATCCGCAAAACGCTCTGCGTCACAGATGCCCTGCAGGAAGAAAAGGGCAAGCTGGAGGAAGAGATGGCGGTGCTTGTGGAAATGACGCAGAACATCGTGGCGGAGAATGCCCGTGTTGCGCAGGATCAGGACGAGTACCAAAAACGCTACGATGGACTGGTCGAGCGGTACGATACGGCGAAGGCTCGGTACGATGAGGTGGTAGCCGCCATCTCTGCCCAGGAAGCGCAG